AATATTCCCCCAAAAATAGGTTTCTTCTTAGTTGGAGTACCGCCTAAAAATGCAGGTTTTTGACCTCTTGTGAACAAACTACCCTTTGGGAACTGTACACGTGATTTAGGTGCGGATGGCTTCACTGCCGTGTTGACTTCGTTCTTCACTACTGTGTTGTTGAACCGGTTGACGTTCTCCGTCTTCACTGATGTGTTGTTGAACCGGTTGACGTTCTCCGTCTTCACTGCTGTGTTGTTGAACCGGTTGACGTTCTCCGTCTTCGCTGCTGTGTTGTTGAACGTGTTCACTGCCGTGTTGACTTCGTTCTTCACTACTGTGTTGTTGAACGTGTTCACTGCTGTGTTGTTGAACGTGTTGATCGGTTCTGCCTTGATCTTCTTTACACGTCTTCGACTAATCTTCACTGGTTCGTGGATTTTCATGTAACGCAAACGTTTCCCGATCGAATCGATCATTTGGTTCTTCGTCATCTGATCCACTTGTTTGAGACCAACTTTACGAGCGACACGTTTGATGTCTGAACGCTTCGAGGACGTATCGAAGAGAACCTCATAATCAATGGGTTTCAGTGGAGACTTTTTGTCGACGAGATATGTCTTCGTCGAGTTCATGATGAGTGGGGGTAAAGGTAATTTATCCTCTTTGATTTCATCGTAGACTTGACATATTTGTTTTTTTGTCAGTTTAACATCCTGCCCTGTGTTCATCTTTATGAGTGCACGCAGGTCGTCTATATTGGCGTCTGGATCGCACGCCTCTATCATATATAATAAACTGATAAAAAAAGTGTTATGTCATAAATCCGATCGTATACAATCTCACCTTTTCTTCATAATCCATACTGAAATCAAACACATCTGTAGATCCTACATTAGCTTCTACGATTTCGATAGGTAATGTACATGTCGTTCGGTTTGAGAGTGCAGATCGAACAATGGTGTCCACAAATTGTTTCGGCGAGTCAATTGTATCCTGATACACTCGGTCCATCTTGATTTTCATACATGTGACTTCATGTGGTTTTTTATCTAAAAAGGGTGTGATTGGAATTTCTTCTTTTACACCCCCATCTACATATGTTCTATTTTGATATGATCCACATGCGAATATAAAGGGTACTGCCATGCTCATACACACAGCATCTATCACCTTCATATCCGGGTGGGTATCTCTCGAAAAATAGACAGTCTCAGAAGTATTTAAACAAAATGCTGAGATGTACACCTTCATTTCCAATTCACTAAAGGATGGATCACATCCACAAATCTCCACCAATTTCTTACGAATGGGGCCCATATCAACAAATCCATATTTGTTAAAAAATGAGCTCAAGCGTATTTTAACAAAACTGGGGATATTCAAAGATAGTGATGTGTCGAGTATTTCGTCGACAGACATCCCCAATGCCAGAAATAAAGCTAAAATAGAACCCGCTGATGATCCAGAAATTTCCTTCACATCGACGAGTGTACTTTCACGTGCTTTTAGGGCACCCATGAGTGCAAAAATACCCATAGATGCCGGTCCAAGTACGAGATACTTCATCTCCTTACTTAGTAGAACTGAGGAAATTGGCGACGCAAAAGCGCGAACACCACCGCAAAGACGATCGCGTGGGTCAGGGCAGCTGGGAGGCTGGTCTGACCCGACCGGAACACACCACCCGAACCGGGGGGGAGGGTCAGGAGGAGACCGGGGCTGAGCGCGAGGAAGAGCGAGGTGGTCACGAGCAGGTCGGTCTTGGTGAGTACGAGACCCATCGCCTTGGCGACGAGGCTGTACACGAGGAAGAACACGAGGGCGTGGAAGAAGATGGCCATTTGGTTTGTCCTGCGGTTCATGAACTTGACGTTCTTGCCCGCGGTGGTGACGAGAACACCGGGGCTGAGCGCGAGAAAAAGGGCAGCAGGGATAGCCACTTTCTGGGAAGTGATGTCAGGGAGCATTTAATATAGGTACATATTTTTTTCTACAAAGTGAACGAAATGATAGAACGAAGCACCCCTCATCATTTCTTCATGAAGACCATTCTGATTGACGATCCTTCTGAGATGTCTCCAGATATAATAGAGTAATTCCTCATGACCTGACGGGATACGTTCTATGTACGAATCGTGTTCGGTGTAACAAAATTCGACAAAATCTACAAATTGTCCTGACTGTTCTACACCTGCGTCATCAATGAGTGTCCTGATGGTGTTCCACATCATCGCGAGTTCATCTGAGTATTCGACTTCCCAGTCTTCGATATTCAGAGGAGTGTTATCATTAAAATCATCATCATCACTAGCATCAGCGTCAAAGCCAGCGTTCGCCTCGTATACATATTGGCTCCAAACCATTGTTATTTACTTATCTTCTTTCTCGGGCTTATCCTTTATACCAGTTAGGGACAGAGAAGTGGATTCCTTCACCTTAAGCCCATCCTGGATAGCGTTTAAAGCCCCCTCAACCTTCGTCTCGTCACCACCAAAGAACGTCATGAGACCTTCCCTGATGGCATCCTTATTCATACCCGCCTTCCTGACAGATTTACGGATACTAATCTTACCCTTCCTGAGGTTAATGGTATCGATGCCCTGACCAACCATATGCTTCTTGACCGTCTCCTTCAGACGCTTCTCCTCCTGGTTGAGAACTTTGATATCAGCTTTCGCTTCAGAAAGTTGCTTCGTGAGTTCCACAAGTTTAGAGACACTCTCGGATAGTTCATTAGACACGGACGTCATTATTTACTAGTATTGGTGTCTAGTCTTTAAGCGCAGAGGCCACGCTGCATGAGATCGGGAACAATGGTAGAGTTGTTCCACACGTAGGGGCTCTTGGGGTTAGGGGGATCCTTACGAATCTGCTGGTTGGCGTTGCGGAGCGCACCACCAACAGTCTCAGGGAAACCGATCTGCTTACGGGGCTCGAGGAAGTTCTGACCCTTGAGGATGTCCTCTGGGGCAAACTGACCGAAATCCTCCGCGGAGGCAACCTCACGGGGAAGGAGGGAAGAGGCGAGACCAGTGCCCTTGTTCATACCACCGCACACGGCGTCACTTGGGGCAGCGACTGGACCAGGAGCGGCAGGAGCCATACCGAAAGGCGCATACTCACGCTCGACGATGGCATAGCCAGACTTGGAGTTCATGTTAAAGAGGAGGAAAATCAAAGCAGCGACGGCCACCAACATGAGGATGTTCTGGTTGCGACCCTTCATTATCTTTTATATTACTATAACAATTTTTTTATTGTTCATCCTCATCGACGAATGCGTACTGGTCTGGGTAAGTTTCGATGATCGGATCATCATGGATCCTGACCTGGACAACATTCCAAGTAGAACCGAAAGCCTTCTTGGCAAACCAGAGACCGGCAAATTCGAGAATGACATCACAAGTCTTCCCGGGCTGGACAGTTTCGAAATCCACCACCTCCTGCTGTGCGTTGAATACCTTGGTCACCTCATCGAGACGGTCACACGTCACCTGTGCATCCTTCAAGCTGGAGGTGTACGCACCCCTGACGACATTCTCCGATAACTGCTTGCCGAACCAAGTCTCACAATTCTCATGGGCTGCCACGAGGTTCTGCTCATCAATGTCTTCGATCTTCTTGATGTTCGCCTCGGAGACGATATCAATGACGACATCTCCTGAGACATCGGCAATCTCGACCTTGTTAAGCTGCACGAAACGCTTACGCTTGTCATCGCCAAGCGCCTTCACAAAGTAGAGACCATCTTCACCCTTGGCGGGAGCGTTGTAGATCATTTTATGGTTCTTTCACGTTTCATTTCTTTAAACCAACAAATGGTATGGTCGCAGCCTTATTAAGTAGCTCTTTAGGTACCCATGCATTTCGTTTGGGGTTGTAACCATAAAGGGTCTTGGTGACATTCAAGTTTTTGGGAAGTGGTTTCGCATTTTCAGGTCGTAACGAGTATTCATTTTTGACATACGCTGTGTTTTTGACATTTTTCCACTTGAGCGTTTTCGTGTTGAAACGTTTGTTTCCTGAGGATTTCTTGTATCCTTCTACATTTGTATTTTTGACGACTGGTTTGAGACCATAAACGAATTGTTTGGAAAGTTTTTCATCTGAAGGTTTAGTTGTAAAATTTTTGTATTTTTGAGGATCCACTTTTAACGCTTTCTGGAGAGAGACATTCGTGGGTCTCGATGGAACTCTTTTCTTCGTCCTGATCTTGGGAGAAATGCGTTTGAAAACATCTTCCATGGAATTTGAAGCAGTTATTTTCTTATCGATGAGCTGAGCGAGACGGACGAGACGCTGACGATCTTTCTCTTTCTTCTCTGGGCGGAGACGAAGTTTCTGCATGAGATAGATATCCTCGATGAGAAACTCTTTACTCGCGACATAGAGACGTTTGTCATTTATGAGCTTTCCAGTTACGATATCACGATACGTTATACCCCTTTTTCGTGTGAGTGCGACTTCATACCCAAACTCACTGGGTCGCATGAAAGGAATATCCAGAATACCGCCAATATTCACATCTTCTATTTTACCAGTTTTAGGTGAAAAGTTGCGAATGTTCATATCGAGAGCGAAGAGTTCCACATCTATGAATACATCACCCTTATTTGGGGCATTACCGGTACCAGATTTCTTCTTCTTGATGACGGTGTATCGTCTCGTGACATATGGACCAGACCCCTTGAACCCAATACCAAGAAATTTGAACAACTTGGAATGTTTCTTTTGCATCGCCATGACCCTCTTTTTGATACGCAAGTTAAGTCTCTTGGCGAGTTCTCCCAACTTGTTCCACAATCTGAGTTTTATAGCCTGAAGTTTACCAAAGTACTTCTCGTTCATGGGTATACGGGGAACAAACTTGGCATCGATGTCACTCGTGACGATGCGATCATCCAGAGGAACATATAGATTGAATGCTTCTCCCCCACTCACGATAAGATCACCCGAAGGATTTAAGAACTGTGTCAGCTCACCCAGAGTGCTTAGAATGATGTCACGAATCGAATCTGTCACCAAGACATACATGATCTTTTCGAATGTTTTATCAGAGTGAGCACTTTTCGCGCGACTACGGAACTTACCCAAATCTCTTTGCAAGTTTCTTTCGTAGTACTTTTTCAATTTTTCATCCTTGAAAAAAAGATTTTCATTCAAAAATTTGTCAATCGTAGACTTTGAATAAATGTGATCATCCATTATTATATCGCGATATAATAATATGGTGTGCCAAGATATTTTCGGCGACTGTCGATGTTATGCCTACAAAGATGACAAAGAGCAATTCTGTGCAAAGAGACAAGGACCAAACTATGTTCAGTGTTCGGCCGACTGTTGTATGGGTGGTTGCCCTGATGACGGTTCCAGACAACCGTATCGGTTCATAGATCGTCCAACAGTTCCAATCACTGCGATGAACAAGACCTCACTCTTTTTTATATGGCTATTTGTTACCATTATGAGTATTGCTATATTCAGGAACTTAAAGATTACCCGAGTAAGAAAGATATAATGTCCCTCGAAACCATCCAAACCGAAATTGCCGCCCTCCGCAACGATATCAAGAACCTTGCGAAGCTTGTCCGCAAGGTCAAGAGCACCCAGGATGACCCAGATGGTGAGAAGGCTAAGGCTCGTGCCGCCAACAACGGGTTCAACCGTAAGCAGGATGTGACACCTAAGTTGCGTGAGTTTCTCGGACTTCCCGCTGGTGAGCTCATCTCTCGTTCGGAGGTGACCAAGTTTATCACCAAGTACATCACTGACAACGGCCTCAAGCACCCCGACAACGGTCGCCAGATTATTCTCGACGACAAGCTTCGTGCGCTTCTCGAGCCCCCTGCTGACATTCAGATTACCTACCTGAACATCCAGAAGTTCCTCTCCCCTCACTACGTGAAGAAGGAGGCTTAAAAAATAAACACATACATTAATAAACATGGTCTCTTTCATTACAAAGGAAAGGGCTGAACAACTTGTTGGTACAAAGATCAAAAATCTTGATTTGTACCAAAAGGCTTTTACTCATAAATCTGCTCTGAAGGAGTATGAACAATTTACCGAATCCTTCGAGACCCTAGAATTTATAGGCGATTCCGTACTTGGTTTTGTGATTACCAAGTTCCTGTTTGATCGACATGAAAGTAAGCAAGAAGGTTTCCTCACGAAAGCTCGTACCAAGCTCGTTCGTGGTGAAACATTAGCTAAAATTGCGAATGCACTTGGTCTCAACACTCTCGTCATCATGGATGAAAAGGGTATGCGTAACGGTTGGAACAATAATCCCAAGATTTTGGAGGATGTCTTTGAAGCCCTAATCGGTGCCATCTACATGGACATCGGCCTCATTCATGCGAAAGAGTTTATCCTTCGTATTTATCAAGATCCTAAACTCGTCGACATGAATTCCATCATGATTGATGATAACTTCAAGGATCATCTCATGCGTCATTGTCAGGTGAACAATTGGCAACTTCCTGATTATCGTGTCGCGGCACACCATGAAGGTCTCTTCTACATCGATATTTACATCAATAATACATTTTGTGCCAGAGGTGTCGCGAAGAGTAAGAAACAGGCTGAACAAAACGCAGCGCAGATGTATTTCCAAGTCATTGAAGAACTTAAAAGTTATAACTTTAGTTAATCTAGGATGCACCCAAATGTCAAAGCCCTAATCGAAAGGGAATATGCGGCACAAAAGTCTGAAGAATGGCTGGCTCTTCGTGGTAACATGTTAACTGCTTCAGATGCTGCGACTGCAATTGGAAAGAACAAATACGAAACACCAGAAGGACTACTCCTAAAAAAATGCGGTCTCGGTGAAAAGTTTACAGGTAATGCAGCTACGCGTCATGGTGAAAAATATGAAGATGAAGCTCGTATGATTTACGAAGAGAGACATGGTGAAGTTGTTCATGAGATTGGTCTTTGTCCACACCCAGTGCATACATGGCTTGGTGGAAGTCCCGATGGTGTTTCCGAATCAGGAAAGTTGGTAGAAATCAAGTGTCCACCACAAAGGGCTATTATTCCGGGTGAGGTCCCAGAGCACTATATGCCACAGCTTCAACTCTGTATGGAAATTTTAGATTTGGAATCAGCAGATTTCATTCAGTATAAACCAGCTGAGACGAACTGGCCTAGACCTGAAGAGTTTGATGTTGTGAACGTCCCACGTGATCGCGAGTGGTTTAAGACCTACCTTCCAGTGATGCGAGAATTTTGGGACAAAGTGCTGTACTTCCGAGAACATTTGGATGAACTTCCGAAACCTAAGTTGAAGAAAACGAGAAAGAAAAAAGAACCTGAACCAGTTGTCTGTGAAGTGGAAGTCATACCCGACGAAGATCCCTACGATGACGATTGAAGAACAATATACTCAAGCTAAAAACCAACTCCATGGTCGCCTCTTCGCGCCCTACCAGAGAGAGGGTGTCCTATGGATGCTTACCATGGAAAGTCAAACTTCGGGACCCAAAGGTGGGTTTCTATGTGATGAAATGGGTCTCGGTAAGACCGTGCAAATTGTTTCCACTATGCTTGGAAATCCGAAGCCGCGCACATTAATCGTCTTACCCAAATCTATCATCACCCAGTGGGTCGAAGAGATTGGACGCTTTGCCCCAAACCTCACTGTCAGTGTCTTCGATGGGCCTAACAGGAAGATTGATATGAAAGCTGACGTGACAGTGGCTCCTTACACACTCCTCAGTACCACAGAGACCACACCTCTCCATATGGTCTCATGGAATCGTGTCGTATTGGACGAAGCCCACGAAATTCGTAATAAGAAGTCGAAACTGTTCAAGAGTGTCTGTCGTCTCCAGACCCAAATCAAATGGATTGTCACCGGTACACCAGTGTTTAACTCAATGGAGGATTTTGTATCTCTGTGTACGTTCTTGGGTCTCTCGAAAGTGGTTGTACAGGGTATGACGAGTAAGATTAAAGACATCTACATTCTTCGCCGAACGAAGGAGGATCTCGCCAAGATCAATGAACGTCTTCGCCTTCCACCTTGTCACTTTGAGAATGTGGAACTGGAGATGTATCCAGATGAAAAGCAGTTGTATGAATTTGTTTTTCTTGAGGCACAAGAAACGATTAGGGATGCGTTCAGGGATGCTCAAAGTCTCAATGCCAAGAATATGGTCATCTTGGAGTGTCTCCTTCGTGCGCGTCAGTGTATGATTTGGCCTCAAATGTACCTGGATGGTGTGGCAAAACAAAGTAAGACACAGGCGGAGCAGTGGGTGGGGCGTTCCAAGAAAATGGAAACCCTCTTTGAAATGATCGACAGTCACCCAGATGAAAAGACACTCATCTTTTGTCAATTCAGGGGTGAAATGAACCATATCCAAAAGAACGTTCAGAGACCTGTCTACCGCATAGATGGTTCGGTTCCCAAGGAGGAACGTGTCAGGCAGATTGAGGGGTTCAGGAAGGCTCCTCCAGGTGCGATTTTTATCATTCAGATCAAGAGTGGTGGACAAGGTCTCAACCTTCAAGAAGCGACTAGGGTCTACATCACCGCACCTTCATGGAACCCCGCGACCGAATTGCAGGCCATCGGTCGAAGCCATCGTACTGGTCAGACGAAACCTGTGTATGTGAAAAAATTGGTGTATGACGAATGCCCGCGTTTTGTGAGTGTTGAGCAGGAGATGATGGCTCTCCAGGGTCACAAATCTATAGTGTGTTCGAAGGTACTCAATGATGAACGAATCGAAAAACAAATCCCAGTCAACAGGACGAGCGACAAAATCTCAATCTTGGACATCAAGAAAATTTTCAAAGCGTAATATAAAAGATGACTGTTGGTTCCCGCGCTGAAGTTTTTCATGGTAACGCTGATAAGACCGCTGGTGGTCTCGCGAAGAAGGATCTGATGATGAAGGATGGTCGCATCATTTCCAAGTCGGCGAGCAAGGCGGCGAAGAAGTCCCTCAAGAAGAACCCCAAGTTCAAGGCGTTCATCGATATGGCGAAGGAGAACAAAACATTCTGCCTCGTACCTTCGAAGAACACAAAGGCGTACAAAAAAATAATCAAGGATAATAAGTAAGCATGTCTCTCTCCAAGTGGGAAGATTCTGTGAAGATGGCAAAAATTAAATTAGGTATGGACCCTAAGAAGTTTACCAGGGTTCAGGGTAAACTTCTGAAGGAGGCTCAGGCTATTTATAGTATTTTACTTTTGAATAATTCTAAATCTTAAATTGAAATCCCTTGAGATTTTGTGGCTCATAGACAATGAGTTGATGAAGCTTCCAAGTACATCCGAACTTTCTGTTCAAGAAATACACACTGCCAAGTTCGACGATGGCATGTCCCGAATTTCTTGCGTAGAGACCGTTCTTGGCTTCATCCTTCACTGGATTTTTGTCCGCATCAAATACATTCGCCTTGATAAGATCCTCGATAGTCGTATCCACTTTGACCCTGAACTTTGGTTCACGATCAGGTGTTTCCTTCAGGTTGGAATTGAACATGGGTAGAAGCTCCTCCTTCGTCATAGTGCTCCCGAAAATCACCTCACTTTGTCCTACGACGGCATCGACGATCTTATCCTCGAGTGCCTTTAGCGTTTCGTAAAACTTTTTCATGTAACTTCCCTCCTCGTCATACCCCTTTACAGCAAAGTCGATATTGTATTTAGTAGGTCCGACTTCAGGTGTGAAACCAGAAACACCGAAAGGCATATACATACGGGGGAACTGTACACGGAGAGGTGTACCCTGTTTGGTAGAGAGGACAATTTTCCTGTTGTTGTACTCATTAATTTGGAGGTTTTCGAGAGCTTTGTCCATGTCTTGTGGATAGATATCCACGCAAAACTTTAAGCTGAGCAGGCCACGCAATCAGGCTCTAGACTAAACTGAATGGGTCGTGCTTTCGCCTTCGATCGGAGATAATACATCCCCGTCTTGAGACCAGCCTTCCACGCGTACATGTGCATCGAAGACAACTTGGACATCGTAGGACTTTCCATGAAAAGGTTCATAGATTGGGACTGGTCGATGAAACGACCACGGTCCGCCGCCATATCGATAATACACTTCTGACTGATTTCCCATACAGTTTTGTAGAGTTTCTTGATGTCTTCAGGAATGTCGACGATGTTTTGGATGGAGCCACCAGCCTTCACCATCAAGTCCTTCATCTCCTTTGACCAGAGACCGACCCTCTTGAGATCCTCGACGAGGTGCTTATTGACCACAACGAATTCACCCGCCAATGTACGCCTCAGGTAAATGTTCGTCGTGTAAGGTTCAAAGCATTCATTGTTACCCAGGATCTGTGCCGTCGAAGCGGTGGGCATAGGAGCCATGAGGAGACTGTTGCGGAGACCCTTCGTCTTTACACACTCACGCATCGCGTCCCAATCGTAACGTCCACTGAATTTCGTCTCACCTTCCCACATGTCAGGTTGGAGAATACCTCTGGACGCGGGAGATCCCTCGAAACTTTCATATGATCCATCCACCTCGGCCAATTCTGATGAGGCTTCGAGGGCAGCGTGGTACATAGTCTCAAAAATATGTGCATTCATGAGACGAGACTCTTCACAATCAAAAGGAAGACCACACATGTTGAACACGTCCGCGAGACCTTGGACACCTAGGCCAATGGGGCGATGCTTCATGTTGGAGCGCCTCGCCGTTTCGACTGGGTAGAAGTTACGATCGATGACACGGTTCAGGTTCTTCGTGACAGTCTTCGTGACTTCGTGGAGCTTCTCATAGTCGAACGTCTTGGTTTCCCGGTCTACATACTTGGGGAGAGCGATGGACGCTAGGTTACACACAGAAGTCTCATCCTTGTCTGTAAACTCCAGAATCTCTGTGCAGTTACCTGTGAGGATACCATTAAACACACCGCGATGTTTAAGTGGCTCATTGAAACAGAACGTGTCCGCCATGTCACCAAGGTCTTCAATGGAAACTATCTTCTCAAAGTGAAGTGCCTGGCGGTTTGGTTGCTGTTGGGTATCAAGGTTAAGACGTTTTGTCTGTAAACCAAGAGACTTCAAAAGTTCAACCCCCCCACTTGGAATCAGTAGGCGCCACATCTTTTTGCAGGTGTATCGACCACCTGGCATATCTCTGGATGTTTCATCTCGTGCTACGTTGATACGAGAACTGACGCCCATGGTTTGAAGCATAAGTAAAACATCTTTGATGAAATCGTAATGAATAGAACCAATTTGTATAGAAACACCTCGACCTCCCTGGTGTTTAGTGACACAGCCATCACCATCCATAAAACCAGCCAGCCATTCAAGTTTTGTCTTGAGTGAATAATTCATAGGCACGACGAACTTTTCGTTGATGTCTTTAGGGAGACGGAGACGAGCTCGCTTACACGTATCATTCATAGAAGCATAGTCATACTCGACAAACTTCATGAGTTTCTTCTTTTCATGATAGAGATCTAACCACTTCTGCTCGGAGTATGAATTAGCCTGACAAGTACCATCATTTTCGTATTCCTTTCCATTTAACTGATGACGCATACAAAGACCATTTTCTTTCGCTGTGTAAGAGCATCTCTTCGGGTCACCAGAAGATGAAGTCGTTCCATCGGCACAAAAGAGACCATGGGTGTATGCATATTTCATGATTTTTTCATTTGAATTAATAACGGGCAACGAGTGCTTAATAATTTTCATATCTTTCTTGAGATGCTGAGCTTCGATGGGTTCATCTTGACCAACGATCCAAAACTTATGATACGGTGTGCATCGAAGTGAGAGACCCTTACTCGTCGTGACTGTGAGAAGTTTCTGGTTTTCACCAGTCTTACGAATGGTGACATTTGAAAATTCTTCACCGTTCCAAACTTCAACATCCTGGTTCTGAAGTTCCGAAATCACCCGCTGCCCCTGACTCGTGAGAATCTTAGTCTCTGGTGCGACACACAGATTGGAACTCTTGATGACCCCCAAATTCTTCTGATTAGACTTGGAGTTGCATGCATCCTTGTAAAGCATGTATGGTGTTCCAGTCTCGGTTTGGGACTTGAGAATAGCCTTCCACACATCGGCGGCAGGAACGGTCGCATTGGCGAGACCCTCCTCCTCGTACTTGGTGTAGAGAGCCTCGAACTCGTCACCATACACGTTCGAGAGACCCGGGGCCTTATCGGGGCAAAAGAGAGACCAATTACCACCCTCCTCGACCCTCTTCATGAAAAGGTCAGGGATCCACAGAGCAGAGAAGAGATCACGGCAACGCGCTTCCTCATCACCCTGATTGAGACGCAACTCCAAAAAGTCCATGATATCTGCATGCCACGGCTCCAGGTACACAGCGATCGATCCCTTGCGACGACCCGCCTGGTTCACATATCTCGCAGTCGAGTTGAAGACACGTAACATAGGGATGATACCATCAGACTGACCATTGGTACCCCGAATACGCGACTTATTGGCACGAATATCGTGAATGTGCATACCGATACCACCAGCCCATTTACTGATCTGAGCACATTCAGTTAGTGTACCGTAGATACCATCGATCGAGTCCGCCTTGTTTGCGATGAGAAAACACGAAGACATTTGAGGTCTAGGTGTACCAGCGTTGAAGAGGGTTGGTGTGGCGTGGATGAAGAGACCCCTAGACATCTTGTCATAAGTATCGAGAACCCCAATAATATCCTTACCATGAATACCAATGGAAACCCTCATAAACATGTACTGTGGTGTCTCGATCAATTTTCCATCGACACGCTGAAGATAGCTCTTCTCGAGGGTCTTGAGACCAAAATATCCGAAATCGAAGTCCCGGTCCATATCGATAGCACCCTTAACCTGTTGAGCAACTTCCACGACTTCGTCTGTGACGACATCAGCCTTATGAAGCTTACGCATCGCGAGGTGAAAGTTGTTGGGACACACCTTCTGAATGTTACTGGCGACGATGCGAGTAGCTAGGGTTTCATAGTCCGGATCAGAAGTAATCATACCGATACAAATTTCAGCAGAGAGTGTGTCGATTTCTTGAGTCGTGATGTTATCGTACATGGAAGAAAATACCTGTTGTGCAACTTTAGAAGAGTCGCACTTATCAGAGAGACCATATGTTAAATTCTTGATCCTATTGGTGACGTTGTCAAATTTCATATCCTCAATACGACCTGAGCGTTTAATGACCCTCATATACATACTATTCCACTTTTATTTTTAACTTATTTCTTGCACTCGAGATCTTTGCTCCTCACAGGAACAGTTCCGAAAGTCTCAAACTTACGGTTGGGTTGGAGAAGATAAGTGTTCACATAGAAAGGTCCCTCTTCACCAGCCCTAGCTACAGGAGCATACGAACCGACGAAGCAGGCTGGGGGTTGGCATGGAATTTCCTCCACGGTTGGGGGCTTGTTGGCATAGACTTCATTAAAGTCAGCAAAGTTCACCATTTACTATTGACACACAATTTTTTTCGGCGAGTATATTAAATGTGTGAGAACCTCCACCTTGACTCCATTCAGCAGTGTGAGACCCCATTGAACACTCTCTTCTTTTCGGACTTTAACAAAAATCTGATCCAGCGTGGTATTCGACAGACATTTAAGAACAAGACTGGTATCGCGATCGATTATCAGAACCCCGACGACCTCTATGGTATCATGCGAATGGTGTTCATCAATAATGCTGGTGATCACCACACCCAAGTGAAGGAACAGGTTAAGTTTATGAACATTCGTGTCATCGATACTGCTATGTCTCAAATTCAAACCGGTGTCTCACAGTACATCGCATATGCGAAGGATATCGATACTATCAGTGTCCCCCTCGATCAACCTATAAATACGAGCACGACTGGAAAAAAGATGGACTACAACGACAAGATTGGTATCAATTAAAGATTGGGTGCGACTGTATCATAAGTGATGAGTCTTAATTACTACAAGACTGAAACAGAGAAAGTTTGTAAATCCAAAGGCTGGGATAGGGCTGCTGTAGATACTGTATGGCTTCTCCTGACGGAAGAGTTTGGAGAACTCGCCTCAGCCATCAGGCAATATAAGAAAACATATAAGAAGACAAACCTCAAGAAGGAACGTGGTACAGATGTGATGATGGAGATGGGAGACGTCTTCAGTTATCTCTTCCAGCTCGCACACATGTTGAATGTGGATCTAGATAAAATGTGGGAAGAACATCGATCCAAAATGCATGATAAAAATTATAATCTGAAGTAGTAGTAACAACGATGAGTAAATACATGCTCAACGATGACGATGCCATCAATGATGTGAACCCATTCGTCACACACGATTTTTCCCTTCCTGGGGGTGTGAGACAGACGGGTGGTTTTAATGATTTTGTTGAGATGAAACCCCCACTCCAGGTTCCAGTTGTCGAGAAGAGTGTCTTTTGTGGGACTGGTCTGTGCAAAGAGGAGACTGAGCCATGCCTTATTAAGAAGAAGGTTCATCCACGGAGAAATGTTGATTGTGGTTTCACACGGCCCACTAAGAAGGTGACTGTAGGTGTATCCAACCAGAGTGTACCCTATTTCTGGATCTTTTTGGTTGCTCTCCTCATTGTTCTCGGTCTATTGTTTGTAAGACGCTGAAAAAGTATTCCAGTCTAGTCTTTTTTATACATTCCTGGATAACTTGTGGGACGTATTTTTTACACATCTTTTTGACGAGCTCCATCTGCCAAGCACTCTCCATATTAATGCGGGGTGGTTGGAATGTTGGATCCAGAATTTTAATCGCATGGACGAGACGAACGTATACCCTATCTGGCTGATCGTACACGAGTATATTTTCGAGTGTGAGTTCTGCCATACGCTGAAGAACCTCGACAGTCTTCCTAACCATCACATCTAGAAACTTCTCATATGGAATTGAATGTTTTTCTGATTCGAGTGTCACCCAGTCCGCCAGGGGCTCGGTGTTGATGTAGTCTGTGTACGTCTCATACCCCTTACCAGTCACATAACGATCGTAATTGACTTCCACATATGACAGATCGGATTCAATATCGTGCACATGTTTCACAGATTTGATAAAAGAAGTCATGTAGTCATGAGACGTTTGTTCTCTTTAACCAAAAAAAACTCAGTATACTATAAAACAATATGATCGTTGTCATCGTCATGATGTTCTGTATGGTCCTCGTCGCGGTAGGGGCCTACCTCTTCTTGAACCGCCCCCAGGAGGGTGACGAGTGTGAGGGTAAAGACGAAAATGGTAACTATGTGATTGATGACGAGGGGGAGTGTGTCCTTGACAATTGTGTCTCGGGCTACTACAAGTCTGGGAAAGAATGTCTCGTCGATCAATCAGGTGAGGATTGTGAGCCCGAGGGTACCCCAGATCCCGGTGGGGTCTACCTCACTGATCAGGTGGGTGGTTGTGAACTCAGTAGCTGTGAATCTCCTTATGTTATTTCGGGTGATAAATGTGTCGTAGTCTATGAGTTCATTGTGAAGGAACAAACTGCCCACACGAATAATTACAATATTCACATCACCGACATTCGCGCTGATGGTGTCAGGGTAACGAGTGATCAACTCGTAATGCATGAGGAACCAGAATGGGCTAAATGTAACAGTAAGGAGGGGGGGTACGAATGTGAAGGTGAAAACTATGGTATTAATGATCCCGAACCTGCGACACCGGCTATGAACGACCTAACGTGGTCGGCGTGGAAAGAGGGTCAAGCTGTTACAGGTACCAAACTTCTCACCATCACGATGCCCTCAAAGGTAGCCATGTTTGAAATGGACTTTTTTAGGCCTAAGTATGTACCAGGGTGGACAATTAAGGAGAATGGTATCGAGGTTCTTTCGACTTCGAAAGGTGCTAACGAAAATACCCCTACCCCATCCACCGTAGAATACATAATCCCTTAAATAGAAACCTAAGTGAACCTCAACACACATAAAAACCATGTATTCATCAATTGCGAACAACAGCTTTTCGTATCTCCTCACTCTCGATGAGATACGAAAAGGCCTCCCTGATGAGACTAGACCCTCTTGGGTCAAGATTACCACGATCACGATGGTTTCGAGCTTTATCCAGCAGATTGATATTAAAAAGCTTCGTGAGACGTTCGAGCGTATTGGATCGTACCGCATGAAGAGGGAGGGTTCCTCAACGGAGGGCTTTGAGTGGAAATTGAAACCCACAACCTTCTATAATCAGGTGACCCTGACGTATCACGACACCTACAGTACCAAGTCTGTCAAGGTGTTTCCCAATGGTTCGATACAGGTTGCAGGGTGTTGTGACCTCTTCGACTGTAAACGCATCATCACTCAACTGGCCTATATTTTCAAAGTTTTCTTGGGTATGGAGATTAAGATTTCCAATGACACTTTCCGTGTGGTCATGATCAACTCAAACTTCAGTCTGAACTACAATATCAACCTCATGAAGGTGGCGGACTGGTTCGAGGAGTACAACGACATCTTCAAGGTGTCGTTTGAACCTGATAGATACTCAGCAGTTAAGATAAAGTTCAAACCCGCTCATGACATGAAGGAGATTACATGTAGTATCTTCAGCACAGGGAAAATCATCATCACAGGGGCGGAGACTCTCAAAGAGATTGCCTTTGCCTACAACATCATCAACCAGCACATCAACGAAAACCCTGGGATTAGGGTCTCTCGTACAGAGGAGACGGATGTATTTGACACGTATTTGGGATACAAGTGTGAACCTTTCATTGAAAAGCTCAGGGAGAGAGGATTTGAATCGTGGATGAAGACGATCACGAATAGACAAATTAATTTCTAGTTTTATAATAACAAAATGTCCCAGCGACTTGGTATGGCCGATGGTCGGTGCTTCACCATTAACACGTCCGCCCAACTCTTGAACAACTACGTCATGAAGAAGAATAACATCTCTTTTGAAGACAACTATTCTTACAGGCAGCTTCTCCAGAAGCAGGGTCCCGGTCTCCTCTCCCAGGTTCAGGCTGAGCAGGGTAAGGATAACTGCAACACCTGTGATAAGCCTCTCGTCAACGCATCCGACATCTACTAAATGAGCGAAATCACCAGAAAAACTTTAAAACCTTTCTATAGAATGTCGACATGTTCCATATGTCTCAATGAAGTCAGATCGACGAGAACAAATCCGCCGATCCGATGTGGACATATGTTTCATTCCCACTGTCTACAGGAATGGAAAGATAAAGGTAAGAATACATGCCCCGTTTGTAGAAAAGTATTTGACGGATCACAATTTAAAATTGTCGTGACGATTCAAAACAATTACACAGCAGCTTCAAACTCTGTGTCCTTGAACGAGGAATCTATTTTCAATGTGATGGATCTCTTCGATATAACCTTTGACGTGGAGGAAGCTTTAGACCTTGACAGCCTTCTTTCGGACCTTGGGGTGAGTCTTTCCGACTTTGATCCCAGTGTTCTTGACACAGAAGGATGAGCAGTACTTCTCATAGTTTAGACCTGGATAGTTCCTAGAAGCCTTACGGGGATCGACGATCGCCTTACCTTTCGCATCAGTCAGAAGTGGACCAGTCGCCCACCCCCTCTTGTGACTGAATACGTTGGCTTTGAACACGATACGCTTACCCACCTTGAATGGACCGGCACTCTTTACACGTGTCTCGGGAACCTTGAAGAATTTAGCCACCGAGGAGACGGTGTCTCCAGACTTGATCTTGTATTCAACTACACCGTGTTGTTTGTAGAAGTGAAAATCACCTTGACGAATGTAGTTTGTGGGCCTACCCGGGCAGACAAACATCATGACTTTGAAGTAACCCTTCTTACACTTTTCACCTGCATTAGCTTTGTAGACCTTTTTAGGATTGTCGGATATAACGCGATTAGGGAGACCAGTGCAGTGTGTATAGTTGTGGTGTCCATTTGACAGACCAGAGCGATCACCTGGTATGGACTTTTGCCATCTATAGGCTTCGTAGTCACCCACGGCATACGCGTAACAATTGTTGTTACCGATACCCGTAGATGTCCCCCAGCGCCTGTTAGTAAATTTACTTTCGGAACCACTCAACGGAAGCCCTTTCATTTGTAATCCAAAGAGAAAAAAATATTGACTCCTAATAAATGATTCAGGAAGTTTCCAAGGCTCGCAACAAGTCCGATATGCTCACTGAGTTTCTC